GGTTTCATTGGGATTAACCAGCGTGAGCAACCCAACCAGCTCCAACCTGGCGAGGTTGTTCTAAGCAAGAACGGGCGCATTGATGGCTACTGGCAACCACGTAAGGGGATTACCCTTAAGAGCGGTGCGTTAAGCAACAACGAAAACCCGCTCAAAATCAACTTCGGGTTGATTGATACGCCGATTGCGATTAGCACGGCGAGCAGAGCCAGCAATGTCGTTACCATCAACCTTGCGGCTGGTCATAACCTGACGGCTGGTTTTGTAGGTCATATCACGATTGGCGACCCCGACAATGCCACCGACCCATTGACAGGCACGGACAACGTAGCACCAGGGTCGTATGAGATGACCTATGTGGATGCCGACACCCTGACCTTTGCCAATACTGGAGCCGATGAGAGTTTGTCGGTGGACGCGACTTACGGGATTATTGCTACCACGCTAGACGATGATGCTATTGGGCAGATTAACGGGAGCTGTGTCTTTAGCGACCCCGCCAATAACTTGGAAGAAAGCGTATTTCTTGCGACCAATGGTGACTGCAAGAAGATTGCTTTGTCTGACTACACGATCACCAGCATTGCCTACCCGTTTGGAGGTTCGCTGAGTGGGCGCGTAGAAATGATTCAAGCGTTTGACCGCATTTACCTGTTTAGGGATGGTAGCCGCGCATGGGAGTTTATTCCCGGTGGCAGGAATATCCAAGCGGCCACCTACACAAGTGCTAGTGGGATTGTGCAGGTGACACTGAGGGATCACGGATTTACTGCGGGTGACACAGTGACTACGGCTGATATTGGGTTTGCTACCACTGACCCCAATGGGACGCACACCATTACCACGATTGTTGATGAGAACACGTTTCAGTATGTAATTGCCACTGGTGGCGGTAATGAAACCTACACGGCCTACACCGGCACGGCTACATCTGCTGGCTTCTCGTTGGTTCCTGCTGGCGCATACACCCAACCACAGGCGTTTCGCCTTACTGGGGCGCACTACGGGGTCAGCGAAAACTTGGTTCGCTTTAACATAGCTGGCAATACCACCATTAGAGAGGGCAGCTATATTACGATTGATTACACCAACGTCACTGAATTACAGCCCCTTGTGGGTGGCAGATACGCCGTGGTTACAGCGACTAGCACCGATATTTATTTCTACGCTCCTGTTGCGAATATCACTTACGGAACTGGCTCGGCCAGCGAGGACATCGAATTTAGCGGAAACGTGAGCGTGAATGGTGGGTTCATTCATATGCCAGCCCCACCTTGGGGTGTTTACTTCCAGCGTAGATTGTGGTGTCCATATTACTACACGCCGGGCGGCACAGGAACCAGCCCGACTTACACCGACAAAAACATCCGTGATGAAATTTGCGCCAGCGACATTCTTGATAGCAGCACGTTTGATTCCATCTCCGCGCAGTTTCGTATTACTCCGGGTGTGGCTGACTACCTTGTCGGTATGCACCCGTTCTACAACGACAGCATGGTGGTTTTTAATCGCAACAGTATTCACCTGATTAACGGAACACAAGGCTCGTTGAGTGATACAACTGTCCGTGAGTTGACCCGTGAGGTTGGCTGCTTGGCTCGCAAGAGCGTGGTTTCACAGGGCAACAACGTGTTTTTCTTGTCGGACAATGGCGTGTATGGCCTGAGCTTTATTGACGAATACAACCTGCGCGGTGTGGATCAACCACTCAGCGCAAAGATTCAACCTTATATCGACCGGATCAACAAAGCGTTGGCCGCAAGTTCTGTGGGCATATACTACAACAACCGCTATTACTTGGCTGTGCCGCTAGATTCAGAGGTGGGTGCTAACGATGCGCGTGGCAACAACACCGTAATCATTTACAATATGCTTAACAAGGGATGGGAGAGTATCGACACCTACGGCTCTGGTGACTTCTTTGTGGATAACTTTGTGATTGGCCAGGATAACGAGCGCAACAATCTCTACATCATCAACGACCAAGGTGGACTGCACCTTTGCGATGACACCGATGAAGCAAGAGACATCTACTCGTTGAGTGTGACAGGAACATACTCACAAGCGGGTATTGACTACACCCTGACTACGCGAGGATATGGCTTTAACAATCTGGATCGCAAGAAGTTCAAATCAGCTCAAGTGCAGATGCGCTCGTCTATTGATAACGCGACCAACGTAGACTTCCGCTTTGCCTCAGAAGATCCAGACACCACGGACTACAAGGTGACTGACGTGGAAACGCTACTGGATACAAGCCTTGGCTTACCCGGTCAGTTGGACGCAGACGAGACTGGAAACTTTAGGTTCCGTCTTGGAAACCCGCGAGGTATCTACGGCACGTTGACAATTAAAAGTAAAGAAGTAGGATTGTCCTCGGTTGGAAGGCCGAAGGTGACTTCTGTTAAAATGGATGCTGATGTAACCAACAGGCAAACGCTAACCCAATACTAAAATGGCAATTCTCTCTAAAGGTCACACCTTCGCTGATGGCGATGACGTAACATCCACCAAGGCCAACAACCTAGTGGATCAAGCTACGTTTGTTTCTGGTGCATCTGGCACAACCGATGACAGCAGCCTAGAGGTAAACAGCAGCGGTCGCTTGCAGGTCAAGGACAGCGGCATTACGACTGGCAAGATCGGAGCGAGTGCGGTGACTACCGCAAAGTTGGCCAACGCCACGGCCACCACGGATGGCGTTACCTTCCCGAAGATTCGCCACATAAGCGACATGACTGTGATTGGCAACGTCAGCGGTGTGGCGACAAGCCCCTCTGAGGTGACAATCTTTGATGAGGATGACATGGCATCCGCTAGTGACACAGCTCTTGCTACCCAGCAGTCAATTAAGGCTTATGTTGCCCGAAACATCGCACAACAAACCCTAACCGGGACAAACTCCGTTTACAATCATTCATCCGAAGCTGTTTCTCCAGTTGAGGGAACTAAGGGTGACGATGAAGCATTTTGGCTTGTTACTGACGATAACGGGGACTCCCTAGATGTATCTCTTTCTATCGCAACAGACAGCAAGGTGGCTGTTCAGGTATATACTCACACGGACACTAATGAGGGTAATGTAGGCGTTGCGTTTAAGCTACAAAGAAGCACAAATGGAGGCACTAGTTGGTCTGATCTTGCATTGGGAGACGCATCTTCCACGCGCGTAAGATGCACGTATTTTGTTGGTAATGCTATTTATCAGAGGAGCGTTCAAAGTGGGGCCTACACCTATATTGACACTCCATCAGCCGCATCCGTTCGGTATAGAGTTGTTTATACTTGTCACCCATTTTATTACTTATACCTAAACCGAGACTATGGTCTTGATTCTAATGGTGATGCTGGAGTGGTATCGACAGCGGAATATCGTTGCTCATCTAATATCATTATTGAAGAACTCAAACAATAGTTTGAGAGACGAATGCACAATCATCCATACATTGAGGCCAAACGGCTTTACACAGAACTTCATCACGAGAAACAACACGGCGAAAACTTTAACTCAGCAATAGAATGGATGCTCGAAAACGGAGCAGTCATCTCACTACCAAATACATTCTTAATGGGCTACTTTAGCAAAGCAGAAGAACCAACCGTGCCGGTGGCATACGAAGATGCAGACTGCATCTTTGTGGTTCTTTGCGTGGGCGACCCGGTTGCCGCGCTTGAGCAGCTTGTTGAGATTGTTGAACACACCGCCTATGCCCGTGAGTTTCGTGGGGATGAGCGGGTTCGCGTTATCCCTACTGAAAAACTATACTATCAACTGTAATGGGCGGCTTATTCTCAAAACCCAAAACACCCAAAGTCCCCAAAGTGGACATCGAGGGTGACATCGGCAAATACGTTAGCGGCTATGAGAAGGCTCTGCCTGATGTGCTGGCTGCTGAACGGCAATATCGACCTGAGTTTCTTGGTCTTAACCTCGGTGATGTAAGCACGTTCTTGCAAGGTGCTGACGGCCAGATGGGCTTGTTTGGCCTTGGCAGGTTGGCACAACAAGAAAGCGCACAGAACCTAGCGGCTGCAAGACAGGCTGATTTGGAGTCCATGATGGGAATGGCCCCGCAGTTCCGTGGGTTTGCACAGGCGTTGTCTCCAGAATCGCAAGCACAGGTTGAGGCAGCTCAAGCCGAGGCGGCTAGGGCAACGCAAGCGGCAAGGCAACTGAGCGCACAAGACAGGCGTAGTGCCGAGCAAGCAGCCCGTGAAGCCTACGCCTCTCGTGGCAGACTCAGTGGCAACGAAGCTGTGGCGGCAGAGATTCTCAATCGTGAGGGTGCTATGGCGCAGCGCAGGGCTGAGGCCGCACAAGCCCGTCAGGGTGCTTACGGAATGGCGCAGGATTTCTACACCCGACCAGGTTTGATGGCGTTGGGTAGCGCACCGCTTTCGTATCAAGCAGGCCAGCAGCAGTTGGGCATGGGCCTTGGTGCTATTGGCTCGGCTACACCGCAGATGATTAACCCTGACGTTGGTGTAAACGTGGGCATGGCTCAACGCACCAATCAGACACAAGCAGGTATTGCTGGGGCGCAGGCGAAAGCCGAGTGGCAATCTGGTATTTTTAATATGTTTGGGTCTATTGGTGGGGGGCTGGCTAGCCGCGGTGGTTGATGTCCAACCAAACAGTCTATTACACAAAAGCACATACAAAATAATATCATGCCATACGGAAAAGGAGGACGACTTGGAGAAAGCATCGACCCACGCCTGATGCAAGTGGATTACAGCGGCTATGCTGACGTTGGCAAAACGCAAGGTGAGGCATTTGCCAACATGGGCGCACAGATTGGCGGTATTATCAAGCAGCGCGGGCAGGAAGAAAAGTTCATTAAGAAGTCAGAGAAGCTAGCACAAGATATAGCCGACTTGATTCCAGAACTTGCGCCACAAGCTAATGCTGCGCTGGCAGCACTTAATGACCCTGATGCTTCACGCCGCGACAGACTGGCTATGGCCGAGTCCATCAAAGACACTATGCAGGTTGGTATCCTGGGGCTTAAACAAAAGCGCGAGCAGGAGATGCTGGATCTTAAGCGGCAATCAATGATGGCCAAGGCAGGTAGCGGCGGGATGAACCCCGCAAGCATTCGGGCAACATTGGATTTGATGGCGGCATCCGGTTACGGCGAACAGGCAGAGTCACTCGCTAATTCTCTTAAAACAGCAGCTACTCCAGAAGAAGCTGCTGGCGTAGCTAGCCTTATTGCACAAGTTGGCGGCAGTATCGGTCTAAGTAAACTTGGAGTTCCTGATGCTGGCTCTACCGCATACAAGATTTCCGGCACACCAGTAAAGGTTCCAAAGGGAGACAAAACGGTTTCAGAGTGGTCGGTGACTGCCCCTGATGGAAGTCAGTTTACTGTGGATGCCAAGCAGAAGCAGCGACTTAACGAGGCCATTCAGTCTGGCAAGCCGTTTGACCTTGATGAAGTTCTTGGCAAATCTAGCATTGCTTCTCGCGCAGCAGAGTTTGTTCGCGGCCTTTTGTCGCGTGATGACTACGGTGTTGAGACGCCTAAACCGCCGAGAATTACGAGTCTGGAAGAAAGAATAGCAGCCAACCTGCGTCGGATTGATCTTAAAAAGCTAGCGGAACAGGGCGACCTAGAAGCTGCAAAAGAAGCTGCCGCTATTGAAAACGCTCTTAACCAAGGCGGCTTTTTTGGTCAAATGGAAATGACCGATCCTGAGAAACTTCTCGGCAACCCGTTTGATGAATAAAAACCGACATCTTCGTGGACAGGGAAAAAGCCAAACAAAAAGTTATTGATCTTCGTGATGCTGGGTGGGACGACAGCATCATTGCGTCTAAACTTGCAGAAAAGGACAAGGAGTTTGCTCAAATGCTTGGCGACAAGTTGCCGCCTTCCGATGCGCTGGACAACTATCTTGGTATGCCTAGCAAAGACTTTGCTAGTGAAAAGCAGGTAATTAAAGATATTGCCGTCAAGGAAGACCCTAGTCTGGAAGATGTTCCAGCCACCAGAATAGCCGCTGCACTTGCGGCAGACGTGGCCATATCTGAGGGCATGAAAGCTGCCGGCACCGCTGCTGGGGCCAAAGTAGCTTTGGTGGGTGGACAAGCTGGCCCACAAGCGGCTACCCCAGAGGAGGTTGTAACCGTGCCAACCGGCGCATTTCTCGGTTGGCTTGGTGGCTCCATAGCTGGTGGTGTCTCTGGCTCAATTACCGCACAAAAGATTGAGCGTCCAAACAAACCAATTTCGATTGGTCGTGTTATTAGTGATACTGCGCTGAATCTATTGCCAGGCACAGAACTCAAGCGTGGGCCTAAGATTTTAAGGAAAGCCTCCAAGCAGCTTGCCGATCGACCAATTAGGGCGCAAATGGCCGTTGGTGCTATGACTGGCCCAAGTGCAATGGCCATTGAAAGCTTGATTGAAACTGGTGAACTACCACCAGCTACGCAGCTTGCACTTGCATCTGGAACCAGCGCAGCACTTGGAGGGGGACTGGGTTACACCTCAAAGAAAACAACTCAGCTCCTAAAACGTGTCACTGGCAAAACGGCTCGCCAGCTCGATGATGGAGTGATTCGTGGGGACAAGGACGTTGTAGATTACATTAACGGAATTACGTCGCTGCTAGACCCCGAGGAAAGGGAAAACCTTGCTTCAAGACAAGAAGTGCTAAACTACGTCAAACAGTTGGCCCTGCATGATGTAGCACCATCCAAGGTAGTCGGAAAGAAAACAGCCAAGACCATTAGAGATGCAGCTAATGCTGTTATTGCTGGCGAGGAAACTGGTGCTGTGCTTGGATTAAGAATCAAGCAGGAGATCGGCAAAAACAACAACCCAGAACTTGCCAACGAATTTGCTGAAAAGTTCCTGTTGGGTGAGGTGAGCACACCTCCCAAGGGAATGGAAAAGCTGGCAGAATATCTGAGCGAATCTCGCAAACAAATTAAGGAATACCAGACCGAATTGCTGCAAAACCACTATGACGGCCAACGAGTATTGCCTGATTACTTGGTAGAGCAGATTGAAAAGTCAATGAACGCAGGTGACTATCTGACACGTTCATACAGGTTCTTCGATGATCCCGCATATCAGCCAAGCGCAAAGCAACGGCAAGCAGCAATCAAAGCCTTGGAAAAGGGCGGGATGTCAACCAAAGAGGCCGAGCAAAAGTTGGCTGAGTTAAACTCCAAGCGATCAGATGCAGAAGCATTGCAAGAATACGCGATGTCAAAAAACTCTGGCATCTTAACGGAAAAGAAGGATTTAGCACCTGAAATACGTGAATACCTTGGTGAATATGTTGAGCCCGGTCAACGAGTCGCTGCTACCATGTCTAAAATGGCGAGGCTAAATGCTTATGACACCGCAGACAAAACCATCGCCCAGCAATTAGCCGATGCTGGCATTGCACGAAGCGAGGGCATCGGTCAGGATTGGGTTCCGCTCAACCTACGCAGAGGCAACGCTTCTATTGGTGAGGATGCTCTATACGTTCCTCAAGAAGTCCAGTCAGCCATCAATCAGCTTTACGGAGCAGACCTGCCGGGGCGCACTCACAGCAAGATTATTGATGTTTTGAACGAGGCTTGGGACGCACAGACATCCATCTCCAAAGCAGCAAAGGTGGTTGCCAACCCACCGTCCTATATGGTGCAGGTGTTTGGCAACGCCATCAACCTGGCTGGTATGGGCATGAACCCAACTAAAGGCTTAAAGACCGGCGTGCAAATGGGTCGAGCCCAATTCGCCGGGGGCAGGGTTCTTGACGTGTTTTCAGGCTTGGACTCCGCGCAAAGCATTGCCAAGTTCAAGGAATACAAAAGGCGTGGGCTACTTCCTGCTGGTGTAAGCTACGAGGACATGAAATCTGGTTTTCGCGGTGGCATTGGTCGCATGGCTGGCAAAGCTGTTGAGCCGCTGGGCAAGGCGTATAGTGTGGCTGACATTGCGGGACGAGTAGTGGCTTACGAAAACTACGCGCAGCAGCTTCGCAAGTTTGCGCCGGGTGCCGATGAAACCAAGCTACTAGACATTGCTCAAGAGCTTACCAACAACACTTACCAGAACTACGATTATCTCAACAAGACGCTTAGAACATTGTCGCGCAAAGGTGTAATGCCTCAGTTTGCTTCATTTACGCTAGAGCTGATGCGAAATCAATACAACCAAGGCAAGCTCATTAAGGAGATGCTTTCTGGCAATATGGCAGACAAGCTAGAGCAAGAGCTTGGCGTTGCGGTGAACAGAAAGGCCATACAAAAGGAAGGCGCCAAAAGATTGGCTGCTTTGTCTGCCGTTTACGGATCGCTAGAGGCGGGTCGCAGATTGTTCAACGGACAATCAATGGATGATGCAGAAATGCAGGCCATACGCGAGACTGTTTTACCAGAGTGGGACGAGCAGCAATCCGTAGCCGTGCGCCGCAATGGGGATAGCGTTGGCTACATGAATACCAGCTACATTGCGCCACACGACACTTTGATGGGTATGTTCAATGCTGGACTACGTGGTGAGTCATTCTCAGAAAAGATGGCTAATGCAACAGACGCTCTTGCAGACCAGTTCGTTGGGGAGGGCAGTTTTGTGTTCCGTGCTGCGGCAGACGCTCTGAAAAACAAGGACGAGAATAGCGCAACTATTAGCACCAGTCCAGATGCTTGGGGTCAGCTTTCGGATCGTATGAAATACTACTCTGAGGAGGTTTACACGCCAGGTATTTCACGTGAGATTAAAAAGGCAAAAGGAGGACAAAGCATAGGGACAACCATTGCTCGTCAGTCGGGCCTTCGCTGGAACACCACCAGCATACCAGACGGTTTTAGGTTCAAGGCTAAAGCATTTAATGAAACTACGGATGCTATACGCAAGAACATGAATAGAGCTGCGTGGTCTGAGATGGACACGCTGGGGCGCACCAAGACCAAAGAGGAACTTGGGCTTGAATACACTACGCTCAACAACAATCATCGCTCCAACATGGAGAGATTGATTCAACATACCAAAAACCTGCGCGTGCTTGGATATGATGACGACGCTATAATGAACATGATGATTGATGGGAAAGTGCCGTCCGATTACGCGCTTTCTGCGATTAAAGGTCAGATTGATGATCTTGAGATTACTGACCGCAAATCGGTATCTGAAGTTTACGAAAACCTATTGGAAGAAAAAGGCCAGTCGATTGAGGACAAGATCATTGACCTAGGCAGGGACGACCCATTCTTGGCAAGGAAGCTTGCAGAACACCACAAGCGTGAGGTCAGAGACAAGAAGGCTGGTATATCTGCTGTTGACCGCGCCTTGCGAGGTATGGACGTTGACAAGCAAATCAAGCATATCACGCGAGACATGAAGCGGAGCAACAATCCAAAAGCCGTGTTGGACAATTATGCCTCCCGCAAGATCATTGGCAAAGAAGCCTATTACAAATTGCTTCAAATAGCAGATCAATAGGCTTGCCAGCTTGCTTCGGATATGTAGCATCAAAGCATGGAAGAACCCAAGAACGAGCTTGCCGCCCAAGAGAACCGGGAGGAGATGGCTAAGTTTCTTGCTGCCATCAAGGAGCGCGGCAAAGACCTGCCGCCCAACTGCTTGGAGAACACTAAGCCACACGTAGCTGCGAAAGCTCTGTGGATGCTCTCTGAGGGCAATTCTCTGCGTGAGGTGAACCGAGTGACCCAAGTGGGGCATGAAACGTGCAGGCGGCTGATGACCGACCACAAGGAGACTTACGAAGTCCAGCAAAAGCGTGCCGGCCTGCGCTACGCTATGGGTGCACAGGAGTATATGGACAGGGTGATTGAGTGGTCAGAGATGGCGGC